AGCGATGGTGGAGGTTTGCTCTGCCGATGAGGTACGGCCTCTGACGGACCACGTCATTTCTGGTGATCCTGATGTGGTGAACTACAACATCGACCTGACCTATTACCTGACTCGCGATGGAGACATCTCTGCTGCGGATGCACAAACCCGCGTAAACGAGGCTGTGCAGCAGTACATCGGCTGGCAGTCCGGCAAGATGGGCCGGGATATCAACCCGGACAAGCTGCGGTATCTGCTGCTGGAAGTTGGCATCAAGCGTGTGGATTTGCAGCAGCCCGCATTCACCCCGCTGGAAGACGGCAAACCGTCCGTTGACCTGACCTCCGACAAGGTGCCGCAGGTAGCAAAGGTGGGCACGGTCACTGTGAAGAGCGGAGGGTACGAGGATGAATAACGGCCTGACCGCCGAGCGGATGATGGATTCCTTCCCGCTTGCGCTCCAGAAAGACCCGAAAATGGTTGCTCTGGCGCACTCCATTGCCAACGTGCTGGAGCAGCGGTTGGACGAAATCAACCTCGGCCAAATCTACACCCGCATCGACCAGCTGCCGGAAGACCTGCTGGACATTCTGGCAAAGGACTTTGCCGTGGACTGGTACGACCACGACTACGACCTCGCTGCAAAGCGGCGCACCATCAAGTCCGCGCCCTACATCCATCGTCACCGGGGAACCGCCGGGGCTGTGCTGCGGGGTATCCGGGCTATCTATCCCGGCTCCCGGCTGGAGGAATGGTGGCAGTATGGCGGCGAGCCGTACCACTTCCGGGTCATGCTGGACATGAGCGGCTCCGATGCGTCCTACGTCAGCACCGAACGTGTGCTGTGGGCCATCGGCTACTACAAGAGCCTGCGGTCGCACAACGATGGTGTGTACTACCAGAGCACGTTCGGCATCGAGATCGTGACCAGCAGCGGCTATATCGTGTATGCGGTGCGCCGCTGCGGCACTTTCCCCAAAACGGCCACACAGGGCGGCATCTCCGCTGGGAATATCATCATCGTTACGGACGAGTTCGGCGGCAGCTACGCTCACCCCCGCACCGGGCAGCTTGACGCTGGCACGTTCCCGGCCACGGCCACACAGGGCCGCACTGCCGCCTCGGAAATCGAGGTTTTGACGGTGGACAATGGTGGAGCCTATGCGCCGGAGAAACTGGCTGGAACCTACCCGGAGACGGCCACGCAGGGCTTCGATGATGCGGGGTATGTTGTTGTGCAGACCGCAGACGGCAGCAGAACATACGCGGCCCCGGCATCCGGCGACCTGACAGCTGGTCTGCATCCGGCAACCGCCACATCCGGCGGTACATCAGGCGGAGGCGTTTCCTACATCGCAAAGGTGTGCGGCAGCGCACCGGGAATAAATTTTTAAGGAGGTAGCAGCATGATTGATTCGGCTGGCTTCGCAGACCTGCGGGGCTATCTCAAACGGCGCATTGCCTGTGCGCGTTTCCGTGTCGGCTCGACCTACTACACCGTTCCGCTTTCCGGCATCGACATTCTGGCTGATGGTACTGTCCGCGCCAGAGTGTCCATCACCGGGCTGGGCGAGATTACGGTGAACCGTGTGGAACTGCTCAACTCGGACAATCAGGTCTGGGCGCACGAGGACGTAAACATCAAAATCTCAACAGGTCAGACTGGTATCCTGTACTGGTTTGACTTCACGTTCACCGAGAAGAAAAAGGAGGAATGACCGTGTACGCAAAAACGGTATGGCTTGACCATGTAACGGACAAGCCCGGTCTGTACGTCATCACCGACAACCATGACGGAACATGGACCATCACTCCCGCTGGCAAGGTGATGCAGCAGGGCACCCCTCAGGATCAGGCACATTTCAATAACATCGAGGCGGGCGTGTGGGACCTGTATGCTGCATTCGGTATGCTGCTCAACGAGGTTCGGCAGCGTGGCTGGCAGCTGGACGAAACGGTTGCTGGCATCGACAACACGTGGCAGATTGTGTCC